GCCTGTTCATCTTGTGCAGGTAAGATTGTATCGGGTACAGTAGATCAAAGTGATCAATCATTCTTGGACGACGATCAAATTGAAGAAGGGTTTGTGCTCACTTGTGTTGCATATCCAACTTCTGATGTTATAATTGAAACTGAACAAGAAGAGAATCTCTACTGATGCACGGAAGTCTTGAACCAGAAGATCGAGTATTAGATACTCCATCTGTTTATGAACAAGTTGCTTCTCTTGCCCAAAAATATGGGTGGGAAGAAGGTGATAACATCGTAGTTGAAATGGCAGGAACTCAAGTTTCTGGTATCGATGTCGGTGAAGTTTATAACAAAAAGTGGCAGTCACCTATTGGTACTCGAAAGTATAACAAAGAAGCATTCATTGTTATCAAAAATCTCACAAGAGACCCATGGACTCCTTCTCAACCTATGGATAGAGAGCACAAACCTCAACATTCATATGAACCATACAAACCTGAAACAAAAATTGTAAAAAAAGATGCCTGACTTGATTGAACTTCTTACTTATTATGTAATCGGTGGTGCTCTTATCATCGGACCTCCTGCAATCTTCCTTATTATTGCTATGATGTCGGCATTACAAAATACAAAAGGTCGTATGGTTGGATACAAAGACCACAAAATTTATGGCAATAGTTCCATCTATGATCCGGCACCAAAGTTGCCAACAGATCAAACTAAATTTTTCTTAGAACTAGATGCCTAATCCAAATCAACTCTATGATGATATGGAGAGACTAAATGCCCTATACGAAGAACTCTGCTGGGCACATGATGATGAATTAGTATTCACTCATGAAAATGGTAGAGTCATTATTTACAACAAAACACAGGAGCAAGAACAATGAACGAAAGAGCAGAACGTATTAATGGTTGGGCAGCAATGATTGGTGTCATTGCCGCTATGGGATCATATGCAGTCACAGGTCAACTTATTCCTGGAGTATGGTGAGATGATGTTATTAGCAACCTTTATGTTGGGTGCTTTTATAATTCATTCTGTACTCACGGAAGATATTGACGATGACGATGATAAGGGTGATGGTATGTTGATACCAGCACAAATCCCAATTCAATAACAGACAAAAAAGACTTTACTCTATATACTGAGTAGAGTCTTTTTTATTATATGCCAAAGAATCAATTGAATAAGGATGAAATGATATGTCATGTCCTTAAACTCAAGCATGAAGTTGATACAGAATCGAAAGCAGTCTGGCAGAAAGAAAAAGACCTAGCACATAAGTATCTCAATAAGGTGTTGGATCGGATTCAAGAGTATCGATACTAGGGCTTGACGGAATTTTCAAAGACCTGTATAATGGATGGGTCTTCGGGACACCACTTCAAAACACTCTCAATAGGGGGTTGACAAGGAAGGAAAACCGTAGTATACTAAATAAATCAGCAAGTTAAGGAACCAACACATTTCTTAACTGTTCGTAACACCCCTTAAACCAAGACCTCTAGGGTGTCTAAACACGTCTTTCATATCCCAGACTTAGGGTGTCTGGGAAATAGTAACTCCACCATTCCCTGATGGTCTTACTTTTTCGTACAAAACAATGGCTACAACTCTTTCAAGGCAACAAACCTCTCCGTGGAATGATTTCTGCGAGTGGGTAACTTCAACAAACAATCGTCTTTATGTCGGTTGGTTCGGTGTATTGATGATCCCAACACTGTTAGCAGCAACTGTCTGCTTCATTGTCGCATTCATCGCAGCACCTCCCGTCGATATTGACGGTATCCGTGAACCCGTAGCAGGTTCACTCATGTATGGCAACAACATCATTTCTGGTGCAGTTGTCCCAAGTTCAAATGCAATCGGTCTCCACTTCTACCCAATCTGGGAAGCAGCATCACTCGATGAGTGGTTGTATAACGGTGGTCCTTTCCAATTGGTAGTCTTCCACTTCCTTATCGGCATCTATGCTTATATGGGACGTGAGTGGGAACTCTCATATCGTTTAGGTATGCGTCCATGGATCTGTGTAGCATATTCTGCTCCAGTCGCTGCTGCGAGTGCAGTATTCCTCGTCTATCCTTTCGGTCAAGGTTCATTCTCCGATGCTATGCCTCTTGGTATCTCTGGTACTTTTAACTATATGCTTGTATTCCAGGCAGAACACAATATCCTTATGCACCCGTTCCACATGCTCGGTGTTGCTGGGGTATTCGGTGGATCTCTTTTCTCTGCTATGCACGGAAGCTTGGTTACAAGCTCTCTGGTTCGTGAAACGACTGAAACAGAATCACAAAACTACGGCTACAAATTTGGACAAGAAGAAGAAACGTACAACATTGTTGCCGCTCACGGTTACTTTGGTCGTTTGATCTTCCAATACGCATCATTTAACAACTCACGTTCATTGCACTTCTTCCTTGCTGCATGGCCAGTTGTTGGCATCTGGTTCACCGCACTTGGTGTATCCACGATGGCATTCAACCTGAACGGTTTCAACTTCAACCAGTCCATCCTTGATGGTCAGGGTCGTGTGCTCAACACATGGGCAGACGTATTGAACCGTGCAGGTTTGGGTATGGAAGTTATGCATGAGCGTCAAGTTGTGCTTTGCGCTCTTTAAATCGGATGAATTGCTGGAAACCCCAAGTGGGCAATCAGCAGCCAAGTCCTGGATACATCCAGGAAAGGTTCAGAGACTACCTGAGGAATACAGTTTCCTTAATAACAGGTTCAAGCGTCCGACACCAGAAATGGTGATGATATAGTCCAATCCTGATAGCAATATCAGATAGTTAGGGAAAGTTTAAGAATGCACACAACTTCCCTCTTGACCTGGCATCAGCAGAATCTACTCCTGTAGCACTTACTGCTCCTTCCATCGGTTGAGTTAGTTAGAAAAACTGAATAACAAGAAAGAGACCTTTAGGTCTCTTTTTTTATGCTATAATGTATAAATAGTTATACACGAAAGAAAGCACGAAAATGACTAAATTGTATTCTGACCTTTATAGAACTTGCATGACTTGTGGGGAAGAAAAAAGTATTCTTGAATTTTATTTTCGTGATAAAAAAACTGGTAGAAGACACTCTGCATGTAAAGAATGTGATAAAGCAAGAGTGAAGGCAAGACATCAAGCAAACCCAGAACGCACAAGAAATAATGATCTAAAAAGAAACTATGGTATAACTCTTGAAGAACATACAAAAATGTATGAAGAACAAAATGGACGATGTGCTATTTGTGGTAATGAAGGTAATGGTAAGTGGAAAAAGTTATGTGTAGACCATTGTCACACCACTGGTAAGATTAGAAAACTACTCTGTAACAACTGCAACACTGCACTGGGGCTGGTAGGAGACAACTCCCACATCCTCCAAAAGATGATTGATTATCTAAATATCTAAAAAGTAGCAATACAGATGAAAACTTTTAGAGAGTTTATATTGGAAGTTAATAGACCAGAAAAAGGTAGTGATGAAGAAAAGGCAAGATGGGATAAAGTAAAGGCAAGTCTTGATAGTATGTCGGATGAGGATAAATCTGATAGAATTATTGGAACTATCGGTAAAGATAAGAATGGAGTTCAAAGATATGGACTTAAAAAGAAATCATCAAGAACTGATCAGCAAAAAAATAGAGCATCTAGACTTGCTGATGTTGACTCGGATTTAGATCCTAAGCAGAAGAGTAGGGGCGATAAAAAAGCATCTATAATTAAAGGAAGGGGTAAGGAACATCACCATGGAACTTCTATTTCTCAATCTGCTAAAGAGTTTAAAGGATTAACTCCAGAACAAAGAAAAGAAAAAAGAGAAAAGGATGCTAAGTTTGGTAAGTTTCATGGTAGTGACCCGAAAAATTTGATACAAACTGATGGACCCAAAGGTGGAAAAGGTATTCCCCATAGAGGCGCAGATGGTTATCACTCGTCTCAAAAACCAGTTGGTAAAGGTGGAAGTATTCAAGATATTGGTAGTGAAAAAGAAATCGTTGCTGCAAAGAGAAGAGTTGCAAGGCAAGGAAGTGCATCTGAAAAACTTGCCAAAGAAAAGGGAATAGAGACTCCAAAAATGCTAAAACAAAGAGAACTGAGAGCAAGAATGGCGGCTAATGCAAAGGCAAGAGGATTTGATGATTGATCTTGCTGCTGCTGAGTCCACTCCTGTAGCACTTACTGCTCCTTCCATCGGTTGAGTTAGTTAGAAAAACTGAATACTAAGAAAGAGAGACCTTCACGGGTCTCTTTTTTTATGTGTAAGTATAAACTCGTAGGCATAAATTTTTGTTTCTCAATTGTATTGATTTACACACAAATCATCTATATAATGATAGAATTGGAGAGTTGAACAAAGTGTAACTAAGTCGATTTTTATTATGAGTAAATTTATTTGTGGAGGTTATTGTGCATAATCTTATATCCTATAATCAATTAGCAGGATGGAAAGAAAGTTTTAAAAGATTTGGTAAAACCCTAGACAGGAGCATAGAGGAATCGGATCTAATTAATGACTATTACAATTGTCTAATTGAGTGTGATGATAATCAGTCATCATGCAAACGTATATGTCGGGAGGTTCTTAGAGAATAATGCATATGGTCTTATCTAAATATTAATGTAATAAGGACTCTGGATGAGTCCTTTTTTAATGGTCGAACATGAGTAAAAAGAAAAAGAGTAAATCCTTCTGGAGATTATGGTGTAAAGCACTTGGACAGAAAGCATCAGATAATGATAAAGAATCTGATGTTGTTGCCATCATCCGAACATTTGTTTTTCTTACATATCTCATTACTAATATTGCAATCGTTTCAAATGCAGTAAGACATTGGAATGATAATGAATCATTTAATCAGGGATTCACAACACATCCAAAGTATCCAGACATAAGAATGTGATAGATAGAGTACTTGCAAATACCTAATGAGATTTCTTTTTGCACTTCTTGCTACACTTTTTCTTGCCGCACCCGCATGGGCTATTGATGTTACAATGGGTTCTGGTGGAAACTTGATTTTTGACCCATCGGATGTTACAATAAATGCTGGAGATACGATTCACTTTGTGAATAATATGCTCCCACCCCACAATATTATTGTTGAGGGACGTGCCGACCTCTCAAGAGAATCACTGATGTTTAATCCTGGAGAATCTCAAGATATTCTTTTTGCCGATGCCGGAGATTATACTTTCTTTTGTGGTCCTCATCAGGGTGCCGGAATGACAGGAACTATTCACGTTAACTAATGAAAATATTTTTAGACACTGCTGATATCGATGAAATCAGTAAGGCAAATACAACAGGAATGATTGAGGGTATCACAACTAATCCTACTCTGATTAAAAGGAGTGGTCGTGATCCTGTAGAAGTTATCAAAGAGATTTCTTCTATGAGTAATCAATTTGAATCTGTATCGGCAGAAGTTGTTGCTGATACTGCTGAAGAAATGATTGACCAGGCAATGGAATTTGAAGGACTATGGAATGTCACAATCAAAGTTCCTTGTACTGTAGAAGGATTAAAGGCATGTACAGCACTTGCTACCGTTGGAAAGAAGGTTAATGTAACTCTTATCTTCTCTGTGGTACAGGCAATTCTTGCTCGTCGTGCAGGTGCTGCATATGTTTCTCCTTTTGTAGGAAGACTGAATGATAATTCTGTTTCTGGAGTTGCACTTGTTCAGGCAATTGCCGGTGTTTATGATCGTCACTTTAGCACTACTAAAATTCTTGCCGCATCAGTCCGTGATGTTCATCAAGTAGGAAGATGTTTTGATGCTGGTGCAGAAATCTGTACGATTCCTCCAAAAGTATTCTGGGGAATGTATAATCATGTTCTAACGGATCAAGGTTTGGAACAGTTTCAGCAAGACTGGAACTCTGTTAAGGGTCTGTGATTAGTTCATCCACACCCGATAAGTTGGCAGAGATTATTCGGGATACCTGGCCTCAACTCTATCGAAAACAAAAAGTAGGTATAACTTCTCATTGACTTCTATTGTAAAGAAGTGTAAACTAAATACCATAAGTTTATTACGGAGTTATGACTACTTCATCACTTTCACCCCCAATTACACAAAGAGGATGGTTCGATGTCTTGGATGACTGGCTTAAACGCGATCGTTTTGTCTTTGTGGGCTGGTCTGGACTACTACTTCTTCCCACTGCTTATTTGTCAATTGGTGGCTGGCTTACTGGCACAACTTTCGTTACGTCGTGGTACACCCACGGGTTGGCAAGT